AAGGATGCATCGGCAATCGCCGGCATCGCGCTGGACATCGGCAAGACGCCGAACCCGTTGACCCTCTGGGCAATGCAGATCGGCTGGACGATTCCGGAACTGGAATCGGCTCAGAAGCTCGGCCGCCCGGTGGATCAGCAGAAGTTCGCCGGCATGAACCTGAAGCACAACATGGACGTCGATGAGCAGGTCTACATCGGCGACACCGTTCTGGGCGTGACGGGTCTGGTGAACAACGCCAACGTGACGAACGTCTCGAACGCCGTCACCGGCGGCTGGGGCACGGCAACGCCGGCGCAGATGCTCGCGGACGTCAACGAACTGCTCAACAGCGTGTGGGCGGCTTCGGCGTACGCGATCTGCCCGGATCGTCTGTTGATCGACCCGCTGAACTACTCGCGCCTCGTCGCGACGCTCGTCAGCTCGGCCGGCAACATCAGCGTGCTCGAGTTCCTGAAGATGAACTCGCTGTCGAACAGCATCAACGGTCGTCCGCTCGAGATCCTGCCGTCGAAGTGGCTGACCAGCCGCGGCACGAGCAGCACGAACCGCATGGTCGCGTACACGAAGGACGCAGAGCGCGTGCGCTTCCCGCTCGTGCCGCTGCAACGCACGCCGCTGGAATACCGCGACATCCGCCAACTGACGACCTATTTCGGCCGTCTGGGTGTGGTCGAAGTGGTGTATCCGGAGACGCTCGGCTATCGTGACGGTATCTAACGATGCCGAAAATCATCGTTGAGAAGCCGTTCGTTCTCACCGATGCCGCCGGCCAGCGAGAGTTCGCGGCCGGCGAGCATGAGGTTGACGACGCGACCGCCAAACACTGGTACGTCCAGGAGCACGCGCAAGTCGTGAGGCCCGAGACGAAGACCGCCAAGACCAAAGGCTAAGCCGTGGATTCAACTCAATTCCGAACGGATTTTCCCGAGTTCGCCGACACGACGCAGTATCCCGACTCGATGGTCAACCTCTGGCTGACGGTCGCGGTATCGCTCGTGAACGCGTGCCGCTGGGGCGATCTGACGAACATCGGGATCGAGTTGGTCACGGCTCACCATCTGGCGATGGCCGCACGCGATGAGCAGGCGGCCACGGCTGGCGGAATCCCGGGCCAAGTCACCGGCCCGACGAACTCGAAGTCGGTCGACAAGGTCAGCGTCGGGTATGACTCCGGCGCTGTCAGCCTGACCGATGCAGGATTCTGGAACATGACCAGCTACGGCATCCGCTTCCTTGGGCTCGCGCGCCTGATGGGCGCTGGCGGCATGCAACTATGAGCGTCAAGATCACGCGCGACAAGCTGCAGGAAGTGCTCCGCAGCATGAACGCGCTGGTCAAGAAGGATGTGCTGGTGGGCATCCCCGACACCGCGCCGGAGCGCAAAGACACGCCGATCACGAACGCGCAGATCGGCTACATTCTCGACCGCGGCTCGCCCGCGAAGAACATCCCGGCACGGCCGTGGCTCGTCCCGGGTGTGGAAGAGGTGCAGGACGAATGCGCTGAGCGTCTGAAGAAAGGCGCGACAGCCGCGCTCGGCGGCAATCAGCAGGGCGTCGACTCGGCGCTTACTGCTGCCGGTCTGACTGCCGAGATGGGCGTCAAGGCCAAGATCAACAGCAACATCCAGCCGAAGCTCGCCGACTCCACGTTGGCAGCGCGGCGCGCGCGCGGCGTGACCCGCGAGAACACGCTGGTCGATACCGGCTCCCTTCGCAACTCCGTCACGCACGTCATTCGTGAGAAGAAATAATGCCGCTGCTCGACGTAACTGATGTCCTGCTCGATCCGATGTTTCAGGACACCAGCCTGACGTGCACGCGCCAGGCTCAGACGATCGACGCGAACGGCATGGCGAGCAACGCGCAGACGGTCACGCGGTTCGCTGGCGTCGTCACGAACGACACCGGCGACCAACTGATTCGCCGGGCGGACGGCTCGCGCATCGAAGGATCGATCACGATCCACACGCGGTTCGGTCTGATCGACGGGAAGATCGGCTTCGACGCCGACCTCGTCACATGGCAGGGCCGGCAATACACCGTCGTGAACGTGCGGGACTGGTCGACGTACGGCCGCGGCTTCGTGGCCGCGCAGTGCGAACTGATCCCGCTCTCGGGAGGCTGACATGGCGAACGACTCAAGCACTGGCGGATACCTTCAGCCAGTCGTCGCATCGCCGCCGATCGAAGATGCCGCGCTCGACGCGATCTTCCAGCAGATGATCGTCGGCCTGACGGGGCTTCCCGGCGCGATGGTGCGGCCGCGCTGGCAGCCGGTCACGCCGAAGATGCCCGAGCCGAACCAGAACTGGTGCGCTATCGGCGTCACCGAGATCGAGCAGGATGCGCGGCCAGCGTTCGTGCATGTGCCCGACACCGACGGCACGGACAAGCTTTACCGGCACGAGATCCTGACGTTGCTCGCCAGCTTCTACGGGCCGTCGGCAATGCAGTACGCCGCGCAGGCGCGCGACGGCATCTATGTGGAGCAGAACCACGGAATGCTCACCCTGAATTCGATGGGGCTGGTGGACGTCGGCAAGATGACCGCGGCGCCCGAACTGATCAATCAGCAGTGGCTTCGCCGGTTCGATCTTTCGTTCCGCGTCCGCCGACAGGTCGTGCGCACGTACAGCGTGCTGAACGTGCTGTCGTCTGACTCGACGTTGAGCACCGACACCGTAACGACCGAGATTCACGTCTCGCAGTAACACCTCATTCACAAAGCACTGAGGCCCGCCACGCGCGGGCCTTTTCCATTTGGGACGCACACATGTCGAACACGCTGCCGATTAGCCGGTTGGTCAACGCGACGATCTCGCTCACGCAGAAAGCCGCGCAATCGCAAAACACCTCGACGCTGCTGATTCTCGGAACCTCGGCGGTTATCGACCTCGTGTCGCGCTTCCGTAGCTACGGTGACATCACCTCTGTCGCCACCGATTTCGGCACCACGTCGGAAGAATACAAAGCCGCTGTGCTCTGGTTCGAGCAGGCGCCGCAGCCCGCATCGGTCATGATCGGCCGCTGGGCGAAGACGGCCGCCGCAGGCCAGCTTCTCGGCGGCACGCTGTCGGCCGCGCAGCAAGCACTGTCGAACTTCACCGCGGTCACTGCCGGCGGCATGAAGGTCACGATTGACGGCACGCTCAAGACGCTCGCCTCGATCAACCTGAGCAGCGTGCTGAATCTCAACGGCGTCGCGTCTGCGATTACGACCGCGCTGACAAGCGCCGGCACGTGCGTGTGGAACGCGAACTTCCAGCGGTTCGAGATCGTCAGTGCGACGACCGGCGCGACGTCGTCGGTCAGCTTCGCGCAGGCGCCTGTTTCCGGCACCGACATCTCCGGGCTCATGGGCCTGACGTCGACGTTCTCGGGCGCGTACGTCTCCGGCGGCATCGCTGCAGAGACGGCGCTGGCTGCCACGACGCTCTTCGACGCCAACTACGGTCAGCAGTGGTATGCGCTGAGCATCCCGTCGGCGGTCGATGCGGATCACGTCGCTGTCGCAGGCTACATCGAAGCCACCTCGACGAAGCACTTCTACGGTGTCTCGACGCAGGAGGCCGGCGTGCTGGTCGCGAGCGATACGACGAACGTCGCGTATCAGCTGAAGCAGCTCGGCTACAAGAAGACGGCCGTGCAGTATTCGAGCTCGAACGCGTACTCGGCCGTCTCGCTGCTCGCGCGGATCCTGACGACGGATTACACCGGCAACAACACGGTCATCACGCTGAAGTTCAAGCAGGAGCCCGGCATCACCGCCGAGACCCTGAACACGACGCAAGCGAACGCGCTGGAAGGCTTCAACTGCAACGTCTTCGTCGCGTACGAGAACGACACCGCGATCATCGAGCAAGGCGTGTGCTCGTCGGGCGACTTCATCGACTCGGTGATGGGCGCCGACAACCTCGCGATCGACATCCAGAACGCGGTCTTCAATCTGCTCTACACGAGCACGACGAAGATCCCGCAGACGGACGCGGGCAACCACCTGATCGCCACGAAGATCGAGCAGGTGTGCGCGCAGTACGTCTCGAACGGCTTCCTCGCGGCTGGCGTATGGAACTCGGGCGGCTTCGGCACGCTGAGCGAAGGCGATTACATGCCGAAGGGCTTCTACGTCTACGCTCCGCCGATCGCTAACCAGAGCCAGGCGAACCGCGCGGCGCGCAAGTCGGTGGCGTTCCAGGTGGCAGCGAAGGAAGCCGGCGCGATCCACTCGGTGGACATCGCCATCACCGTGAACCAATAAAGGGGCGCACATGAGCGTTTATTCGTTTCAAAACTTCAATGCATCGCTGATCGGCCCCGGCGGCGCAATCTCGCTGGGCGCAGGCGCCGGCATCGACGAAGGCGGCTTCTCGGTCGAATTCACCGAGGACGCCGACAACATGAAGATCGGCGCTGACGGCACGCCGATGCACAGCCTGAACCCGAGCAAGGCGGGCAAGCTGACCATCCGCGTGCAGAAGGCATCGCCGGTGAACGCTCTGCTCTCGGCGATGTACAACTTCCAGCGCACGAGCTCGGCGAACTGGGCGCAGAACATCTTCACCGCGACCGACACCGTGCGCGGCGACGTCTACACCTGCCAGTCGGTGGCGTTCACCAAGTTCCCGAAGAACGATTACGCCAAGGAAGCCGGCGCCATCGAATGGGAATTCAACGCCGGCATCGTTGACCCGGCGCTCGCCGCAGGCGTCTGATCATGAGCGAACTTGTCGAAATCAACGGCCAGCAGTACCGGATCGGCCGACTTGATGCGAAGCGTCAGTTCCACGTCGCGCGGCGGCTCGCCCCGCTCCTCGCGGGACTCGGCGGCGCACTGAAGGGCGAGACAAAGGGCTTCGCCGAGATGGTCAGCCCGATCGCCGAAGCGCTGGCGAAGATGTCCGACGAGGATACGGACTACGTGCTCGACACGTGTCTGCTCGTCGTTCAGCGGCAATCCGGCCAAGGATGGCAGAGCGTCATGGTGAAGAACGGCGGTCTGCTGTTTCAGGACATCGACCTGCCGGCGATGCTCCAACTGACGGTCGCGGTCATTCAGCAGAACCTCGGCAGTTTTTTTCCCGGCGGGCCGTCGTCAGCTTTGACCGCGGCGGCCTGAGCGGCGTCGAGTTCGCTTCGCTTCCTGATGGCGAGGATTGGCTCCTGCTGCCGGTGATGGAGGGGCTGCTGAAATACGAGTCCCTCATCGACGGCACGGTTGACCTGTGCGATGTCGCTCTGCTCAATGACGCGCTGTCGGTCAAGCGCGAGAACGAAGCGCGCGTCCAAGACCACATGGAAAAGAGCAAGCGATGAACGAAGAAGTCATCAAGGAGTTTCTGGTCTCGATCGGCTACAAGACCGACGAGACCAGCCTGAAGCGGTTCACGGCATCGCTCGCGAGCGTCACGAAGACGGTGATGAAGCTCGGCGCCGCGGTGGCTGCGACCGCCGTCGCTGTGGTCGCGGGCGTGAAAGTCATCTCCGGAGAGATGGAGCGCCTGTATTACGCCTCGCAGCGCACAGGCGAGACCGTCGGCAACATCATGGCGCTGCGGTATGCCGCGGGGCAGATCGGCCTCACCGCCGACCAAGCGCAGGCGTCGCTTGAGGGCTTCACGCGCACGCTGCGCCTGAACCCCGGCATGAACGGTCTGCTCGCGCAGCTCGGCGTGACCGGCAAGGGGCCGGTCGAACAGTTCGAAAGCTTCATCGGCAAGATGAAGCAGATGCAGCCGTACATCGCGGCGCAATATGCCAGCCTGTTCGGAATCGACCCCGACACGCTGCTGATGCTCGAGAACGGCCTGCCGAAGATTCAGGCGGCGCAGGAAAAGTACCGGCAGAAGCTCGGCGCCTTCGGAATCAACCCTGAGCAGGCGGCCGACGCGGGCCGCGCGTTCGATAACTCGATCCGCGACCTGACCGGCGACATCCATCTGTTCTGGGTGCTGCTTCAGGAGCATCTGGCTCCGGTCCTCACCAAGATCTCCGAGGGCTTCGAGCGCTGGGCGGCCGGCCACGCCGACGAGGTCGCGCGCAAGATTGCGTCGGCGCTCGAGGCGGTGGCGAAGTGGGTCGCAGAGATCAACTGGACGGAAGTCGGCAAGGATGTCGACCTCTTCCTGACGAAAGCCGGAAAGGTCGCCGAGGTGATCGGCAACATCGTCGGCGGATTCGCCAAGGTCATGCGGTTCTTCGCGGGTGACGATAGCGAAGGCAAGACGCCGGCACCAGGCGCGAAAGCGGGCGACAGTCCTTTCATCGGCTGGCTTCGCGGCAAGGTTCAGTCGATGCAGGACCGTTTCAACGGCACCAGCAACGGCGGGTTCCAGCCGGACGGGTCAATTGTCGAGGTGCCAGCCAGCGGCGCGCCGCGCGGGATCCGGAACAACAACCCGGGCAACATCCGGTACGGCGATTTCGCGAAGAGCATGGGCGCGACCGGTGCTGACTCCGGTGGTTTCGCTGTGTTCGGCGACATGCAGTCCGGCATCCAGGCGACGGCCAAACTGCTGCAGAGCTACGCCGCACGCGGGTTCAACACGATCCGCAAGATTATCTCGCGCTGGGCGCCGGCGAACGAAAACGACACGCAGGCATACATCGCTGCGGTCGCGAAGCAACTGGGCGTTTCTGCCGACACGGCACTGAACGGTGATCAACTGAACGGCGTCGCAAGCTCGATCTTTCAGCACGAAAACGGCTCGGCTTACGGCAAGCTCGGCGTGAATGGCGCGGCGCCCGCGGCGGGCAACGTCACGATCCAGCAGAAGACCGACATCCACGTATCCGGATCGAACGATCCAGCGGGCACTGGCCGGTCTGTGTCAAACGAGCAGCGCCGCGTCAATGCTGACATGGTGCGAAACTTCTCAGGGGCATACGTGTGAGCGCATTGGGATTCATCGAGGCGGGCGCGCAGATTGCCCTGCAAACGCTCGTCATCAAGCCAAAGCGCGGGCTCGTGCTGGCGGACGGCAGTTCGTCGTTCGTCGCGCACGCGGTATTCGAGGAAGTGCACAGCGACGAGCTCGAGGTGACTGAGCATCCCGTCGAGCAAGGCACGGTCATCGCCGACCATGCATTCGTCCGGCCAGCAGAGTGCATCTTGACCTATGGCTTTTCGAATAGCCCGAACCGCACAAGCGCCGTCGGCGCTATCGCGGGATTCGCTGCGGCTCAGAGCGGCGCCGCCCGCGCGGTGGTCGCTGCCGTCGAGGCTGTGAGCGGGATCGCCACGGCGTTGACGTCGCTCGGCTCCGGGAAGTCGGTTGTCCAGCGGGAATACGACAACCTGCTCGGTCTGTACCGCGCCCGAACGCTGTTTACGGTCTACACCGGGAAGCGTGTCTATCAGAACATGATCGTCAAATCGATCTCTGAGACGACAAGCGCGGAGACCGAGAACTCGATGATCCTGCGGCTGGTGTGCCGCCAGATCCTGATGGCGAAGACGACGACTGTGACAGTCCCTGACTCGTCCGTGATGGCGGACCCGAGCAAGAACGCAGGCGTCGAGGACGCGGGCACGACATACCCGGTCCCGACGCAGAACATCAACGTAACGGCGATTCCCTGATGGCGTACTACGAAATCCCGCTGTCGCCGAAGCCGCAGACCTTCAGCATCGCGCTCGGTGGCGTCACCTATTCGATGACGCTGAAATGGAACTGGGTCGCGTCATGCTGGGTGCTCGACATCGCCGACACGAGCGGAAACGGGCTCGTCAATGGCCTGCCGCTTGTAACTGGCGTTGACCTGCTCGGACAGTACGCATATCTGGGTTTCAGCGGGAAGCTCGTCGTCCAGACGGACAACGATCCAGACGCGGTTCCGACCTTCGACAACATCGGCACGACCGGCCACCTGTATTTCATCACCTCATGAGCGATCAATTCGGACGGAAGGCCACGCTGATTGTGTCGGCTGGCGCGAGCGGCCTCGATCTGTCCGAGATGCGCTTCCGGTTCACGATTCAGCAGCACGACACGCAGTCGCCGAACACGCTATACGTGCGCATCTACAACCTGGCGCCGGCAACCGTCCAGAAGATCCAGGGCGAGTTCACGTCGATCACGCTTCAGGCGGGCTACGAGGGTGGCAATTTCGGCATCGTCTTTCAAGGGACGATCAAGCAGTTTATGCGCGGCCGCGAGCGCAACGTCGATTCGTACCTCGAGATCTGGGCGGCTGACGGCGACGAGTTCTATAACTTCGGGCTGGTGAATCAGACGATCGCCGCCGGCAGTTCTCCTGCCGACGTGCTCGGTGCGATCTTCAAGCAGAACTCGCAGACGGACAAACTGCCCTTCGCGACAGACGTGAACGGGCTGGTCGGCGGAGTGCCGGCTCAAGCTCTCGCGCGCGGCAAGGTGCTGTGGGGAATGTCCCGCGACTACGCGCGCGACTGGGCGAACAAGTACGGCTTCCGATGGAGCATCCAGAACGGGCAGGTCGTCATTGTGCCGATCACCGGCTACCGCCCGGGCGAGGCGGTCAAGCTCTCGTCGACGACGGGCATGGTTGGCGTTCCGGAGACGACCGAAGACGGCGTGCGCGTGCGCATCCTCATGAACCCTCTGGTGCGAGTCGGCTGCCTCGTGCAGATCGAGCAGGCCGACATCAACACGCTCACGGTGCGCGAGCAGGGCTTGACGTATTCGGGCCTCTCGGCGGCAGCACAGACGACCGCGGCGGGCTTCTACCGCGTGCTTGTGAACGAGATGATCGGCGACACGCGCGGACAGGAATGGTATTGCGACTTGATCTGTCTCGCAGTCGACGTCTCCGCGCAGGCTTCTCAATCGGTCCAGGCGGCCGGCTAAAGGATTTTCATGCTTCAAAGCGAACGCTCCGCTGACGGCGAGGAAGCGCTGCGCGCGGCGCTCGATGGACATCAGGCGGGCGTCTGGACTGCGCTGCCGGCGATCATCCAGAGCTTCGACGCTGCACGACTGACCTGCACGGCGCAGCCCGCCATCAAGGCACTCGTGCGCGCCAAAGACGGTTCGACATCGTGGGTGACGCTGCCGCTTCTGGTTGACTTGCCGGTGTGCTTCCCGCGCGGCGGCGGCTGCACGCTGACGTTCCCGATCGCGAGCGGCGATGAGGCGCTGATCGTCTTCTCGTCGCGCTGCATCGATTCGTGGTGGCAGTCCGGCGGCGTTCAGGTTCAGGCCGAGCTGCGCATGCATGACCTGTCGGACGGGTTTGCGATTCCGGGCCCGTTCTCGCAGGCGACGAAGATCAGTGGCTTCAGCGCGACGACGACGCAGCTTCGCAGCAATGACGGCAGCACTTACATCGAGCTGAACCCTACCTCGCACGCGGTCAAGGTGGTCGCGCCCGGCGGTTTTGAGGTCGATGCACCGACGATCACATTGAACGGGCAACTCTCGCAGGGCACAGGCTCGACAAAGTATCCAGCGACGCTGCAAGGCCCGATCACGGTCGTCAACGACGTCACCGCAGCCGGCAAGAGCGTCAGCACCCACACGCACCACGAGAACGGCGCGGGCAGCAACACCAATCCTCCGAACTGACGATGCGATACCGAACCCTCGACGAAAACGGCGACTACGTGATCGGCGCGAGTCAGGCGAATTTCCTGATCAACTCGCCGGAGACTGTCGCGCAGGCGGTGCAGACGCGTCTTCGGCTGATCGCGGGCGAATACTTCCTCGACACGACGACGGGCGTCCCGTATCAAACCGAAATCCTCGGCTACGGCACACAAGCGACGCGCGACGCGGCCATTCAGGAAATCATCGTCGAGACGCAGGGCGTCACCGAGTTGGTCGATTACGCGAGCGTGGTCGATCCATCAACGCGTGCGATGACGGTGGCAGCGACGATCAATACCCAATACGGGCAAACCACTATCACGGCAGCGCTCTAAATGGCGACTCTCGCTTGCACCATCGACGCGAACGGAATCTCCGCGCCGTCGTACACCGACATCCTCGCCGCGCTGAAATCGGCCTATCAGAGCATCTACGGATCGGACATCTATATCGAGCCGGACAGCCAAGACGGCCAGCTGATCGCAGTCTTCGCGCAAGCGATCAACGACTGCAATCAGGCGACGATCTCTGTCTACAACTCGTTCAGCCCAGCCAAAGGGCAGGGCGCGGCGCTGTCGAGCAACGTCAAGATCAACGGTCTCGCGCGGCAGGTCGCTAGCAACTCGACCGTCGACGTGACGATCGTCGGCGTAGCGGGCTCGGTGATCACGAGCGGAATCGTGCAGGACTCGAACAAGTATCGCTGGGATCTGCCGCCAACGGTAACGATCCCGGTCAGCGGCCAGATCATCGTCACCGCAACGTGCGAGACGTCTGGTGCGATCGCAGCGGCTCCTGGCACGGTGACGCAGATCGTCACGCCGACGCTCGGCTGGCAGACCGTCACGAACGCGTCTGCGGCGGCGCCCGGCGCGGCGGTCGAAACGGATGCGGCGCTTCGCAAGCGGCAGGCATCATCGACCGCGCTGCCGTCGCTCACGATCCTAGAGGGCGTGATCGGTGGAGTCGCGGCGGTTTCTGGCGTCACCCGCTATGCGGCGTATGAGAACGACACAGATTCGACGGACAGCGACGGCCTTCCGCCTCACTCGATGTCGATCGTCGTGGAGGGCGGAGATGCGACCGCGATCGCCACCGTCATCGCCACGAAGAAAGCGCCTGGCACGGGCACCTATGGCACGACAACCGAGACAGTGATCGACTCGTATGAAGTGGTGCATAACGTCAGCTTCTTCCGGCCGACCGACGTCCCGATCATCGTTCAGATTAACCTGAAGAAATTGTCAGGCTACACCGATGCGATTGGCAGCGAGATCGTCTCCGCAGTATCCAACGCGATCAGCAACCTTGCCATCGGCGGCGACGTGCTCGTGAACAAGCTGTACTCGTTCGCCAATCTTCCCGGCACGGCTGACGGTGGAACGTTCGACATAACGTCAATACTGATCGCGCGCGACCTGAACGCGCCAGCGGCATCGAACGTCGCGATCGCGTTCAACGAGGTCGCGGTCGGTCTCGCAGCGAACATAACAATCACGGCAACCTGAAAAGGGTGACACCTTGTCGCAAAAAGCAACCATCACGCGCCGATCGGCCAACGGCACGCCGCTTTCGTTCACCCAACTGGACGGCAATTTTTCAAGCTTGAACGATGCCGTCAACGCGAATGCAGATCTTCTGGATTCGGTCGCGGCATCAGTAACCGGATCAGGCAATGACGCCGGAGCACTGACGGGCGCTGAAGTCGCGCCCGTGAGCCGTGGCACGAACCTGCTGCAAACGTCGCTGACGAAGATCGCGCAGTGGGTCATCCAGACGTATAAGGGATTCACGCAGAGCGGGGCGGGGGCGGTTGCGCGGACGATCGCATCTAAATTGCTCGACTCGCCTGTAACGCCAGAAGACTTCGGCGCAGTCGGCGATGGCGTGACGGACGACTACGCAGCGATCATGGCCGCATACGCGGCGACGCCTCGTAACGGGGCGTTGAGATTCGGCGCAAAATCCTACCTTTTTAAGACACCGATCGTCTTCACTGGCGGTAAGCGAATGGCGTTCACTGGCGAGGGTTCGCGGCAGACGTTCCTGATCTACGGTGGCGCCAACACGACGTCAGATGTTTTCACGCTCGGCGATGGCGTGACGGAAGAGGGCGGTGTGCGGATGCGCGGCATCAACATCCTGTCGAATACGCTGATGACGGGCGGTGCAGCTGCGCACTTCATCAACGTCACGCGCTCACACTTTTGGGATGTTCGGTTCGGCTACCAAGACGGCAACGGAAACTTCTATCACGGCGCGTGGTTCGATGGCGTTGATTTTGTTACGCTCGATGACTTCGAATGCCGCGCGCAGCAAGACGGGTTGCGCGTCAATGGCAACGGGCCGAAAGCCGACTTCTTCATCGACAACGGGAAGATTGCCGGTTGCACGGTGGGCTTTCATATCGGCGGCAACGTTGGCGGCGTTGGAATCGGCACAGTCGACATTATCAACAACGGAACGAACGTCCTGATCGATCAGGGCATTGTTGCAACACCTAACCGTGAAACGTTCATCGCGCCGACTGCTGCGATCGATACGGGTTCGGTCCCGCGCGACGCGGCAACCTTTAACGGCATCGGCCTCGACATCCAGGATACCGGCGGCATCATCATGGCGCGTGGTGCCTGGTTCGCGACGGCCGGAACCTTGATTCGTGTCGGCGCAAGCTTCAATGGTGTTCTGGAAATCGATGGCGGACGCTTCCTTAACGCCTACACGAACACAGGCACGACTCCCGGCGATGCCATCCAGATCGCGAGCACGACGGGTATCTACAAGATCACGGCGCCGCATTTCTCCAACATTCAAGGGAACGCGATCAATTGCACAGGCGCTACGCCTCCCGCTGCGCTGTACGTAGACAACCCAATCTTCGATTCGAATGTAACGACGCGCTTTGCGAACGTCTCGCCGACTACCTATACAGCCGTCACGCTGTCGAATAAGCAAGTCATCGGCACGACCGCACCGATCGCGAGCGCGGTCGATGGCAGCCCCGCGGTGACGATGCCGACCGGAACGAACACGGGCAGCGCTGTGTTCTATCCGTTCTATGGCGCCAACACAGCAGGGGGATGGGTGGAACTCGGAAAGAGCCGGGGCGCAACAATTGGCGCGCAAGCGGCGGCGGTGAGCGGCGACAACATTGGCGGCTTGAACTTCTCGGCGTCGGATGGCACCTCGTTCCGGTCATCGGCTCGGGTTATCGCGCAAGTCGACGCCGCTCCGTCTTCGGGGATCGTTCCCGGTCGATTGCTCTTTGTGACCGCTAATTCGAGCGGCACGATGACGACCCGATGGACGATCGACTCTAGCGGAACCCTGTTCCCGGCAACAAACAACGTCTACAGCATCGGGTCGGCTACGCTCAACGCGGCTAACGTGTTCGCGACGAAGTACACAGTCGGATCGAATCAGGTGGTTGGCGCGCGTATCGCTGGATACGGAACGCCAACCGGCAACGTTCAGACGGCATCTTTTCCTGGCGCTACTGCGACGCTTGCGCAGCTAATCACAGACCTGAAAACGCACGGTCTGTTGGGTGCGTAATTGGTGCGGCGCGATACGGGGCCATACTAATGCTCGGGATCATTCAAAAGCGGTCGGCTGACCTTGAATAGTTCGCGCAGTCATAAACCCGGACTTATGGACTCATGGAGCAGTAATGGCAGATTCAGACGCCTACGTGGCCGATGGTTACTGGGCCGACGGATATGCGGTCATCCCGGTTGGCGTGTCGGACTATACGTCGCTCGTCACAAGCGAGCACCAAAAGCCGAACTTTCTCGCGACCATCACGGCGCTTGTTGGGCCGTTCGTCGACCAGCAGAACTTCATCGCTGACGTGCCGGGGCGGTTCGACCTCGACAGCGCGATCGGCGTGCAGCTTGACACAGTTGGCGCATGGGCTGGCATCTCGCGCTACATCCCGAACGCGATCCCGCTGGCGTACTTCGGGTTTGATGTGACAGCGAACGGCCAGGTGTTCGGCGAAGAGGGGCAGGGAGCAATCGGCGCGCGCTTCTACGACGAAGGCGAGCCGGTCGCAAGCAGCTCGGTTCTCGCAGATCCGGAGTATCGGTTCCTGATCCGAGCAAAGATCGCGAAGAACAATACGAAGGGCACCAACGACGACTTCCTAGCATCACTGTCGTTTCTCTTCAGCTCGGGATCGAGCACGACGGTGCCAGTGATTCTGGATGACCCGGGCACGATGCATATCGGAATCGCAGTCGGCAGGCCAGTTACCTATCTCGAGAAGCTGCTGATAAACGAAGTTGACATTCTGCCGCGCCCGGCCGGCGTGCAGCTTGATTATCGCTCTTGGTTTCAGAACGGAAATGTATTCGGCTTCCAAGAGGCGTTTCCGACTCTGGTGCAGGTCGTTGATGAAAATGGCAGTCCGGTCTTCGGCGAGGATGCCGACGGCGCACTTGTTCCTGTCTACGGGACAATGCTTTACGAGAACCCCGATGCGACGGTATTCACTTTGCCCTTTGGAGAAGAGGGGCAGCAGAACGTCGGCGGGATATTCGCCGAAGAGTTCTGATACTCGCGCCACGAATTCAACAGCCGCCTCGCGCGGCTTTTTCTTTTGGGAATAGCACATGGCACTCACGAAGCCGGCGGTTACTTCAGTATGGGCGAGCACGGCCTCTGACAACGTCACGCCGACCGACGCTTATATTGCAGCGGGCTGGCCGTTGAGCACGACGCCGCCTTCGCGCGGTCGTTTCAACTGGTTGCTGAATTACCTCTACAACGGCGTTCGGTACTTCAGCCGCCGAGGAATTCCCGACTACGACGCCGCTGAGACGTACATGTCGAATGACCGGATCATGGGTCCGGATGGGATCACTTACCTGAGTCTCGTCGACAACAACATCGCGAACACTCCTGCGAGCAGCCCAACGAAATGGTTGCGTTGGGGCTTCAGCATGGCGGACTTTTCGTCATCGTTGGCGATCAACGGCTATCAGAAGTTGCCCGGTGGTTTGATCGTTCAGTGGGTTCGCAATGTCACGGCAACGGCGAACGGATCGGGTCTGGCTACGGTCACGGCCACTTACCCGATTGCGTTTCCGAATGCTGTGTTGTCCAGCTCCTTTTACCCGGTCCAAGAGGCGGCTAGCACCGCGGGAATGAGCCTTTGCGGCCAGGCGCCGACGACGACATCCGCGCTCATCAACATTGCGGGAGCGACACCGAGCACGCTCGTGGCGGTCTCCGGAATCATCATTGGGAAGTGACATGACGCATCTCTACTCAGCATCGGTCAACGCCTTTTATGACGTCGACTTCGAAGGGGAATACAAGGCCGCCGGGTCTTGGCCCGCGGATCTGATGGAAGTAGACCAAGCCACGTTCATGACATTCGGCTGCGGCAATCCGCCGGAAGGCAAAGTTCGCGGCTCAGATGCAGGCGGACTTCCTGCTTGGGTTGACCCGGCTCCGCCGACCGCGCAGCAGGTATGGGAAGCGCTCAAGGCCGACGCTAGCGCAGCGCTCATCGACTCCGACCAAGTCGTCCTGCGATGCTATGAGGATGCCGTTCAAGTTCCGGCAGATTGGATCGCTTACCGCAAGGCGCTGCGACTGATCGTCGGCTCATCAGCATTGGACGCGTCTCTGAGCATGCCTTCCAAGCCGGCATACCCGCCGGGCACCTGACAAAAACATATCGACCACCTTGCCGCCTCCGGGCGGCTTTTTTATTCCCGGGGCTTTCCATGGATTTGAACGGGCTTTTTGGCCTCGCTGGCACTGCTGTGGCCGGCATAGGAACCGTCGTGTGGTGGATGTTTCGCAGCGTACATGCACGCGCGGAATCAAACGAAAAAGATCTCGCAGCTTTCAAGCTCCACTGCGCCGAAACGTATGTGACGTCGAGCGCCTTGGAGAAGGCAATCGATCGATTCAGCATGTCGATTGATGCCGTCTTCAAGAAGCTTGAGCGCATCGAAGAGCGTCTCGATCACAAGGCAGACAAGGCATGAAGCTCACACCGCAAGTCGTTCAGTCTGGAACAGGCGCGACCGTCCTGCGGGCAGCGCAGTGGCTTCCTCAACTGCAGTCCGCGTGCGATCAGTATCAGATCAACACTCCGCTTCGCGCGGCTGCATTCCTCGCTCAAGTCGGTCACGAGTCGATGGGCTTGTCGTGCACGCGCGAGCTGTGGGGGCCGACACAGGCGCAGATGCGCTATGAGGGCCGCGCCGATCTCGGCAACACGCAGACCGGCGACGGCAAGCGCTTCATGGGGCGCGGCCTTATCCAGATCACCGGGCGCCGCAACTACCAACTCGCGAGCATCGGGCTCGACCTGGACTTGATTGCGCACCCGGAGCTGCTCGAGCAATCGGCAAACGCGGCGCTGTCGGCCGCCTGGTGGTGGACGAATCACTACTTGAACGGCTACGCGGATGTCGGCCAGTTCGAGCGCATCACGCGAATCATCAACGGGGGCACCAACGGGCTAGCCGATCGGATGGCCCTTTATGGCGCGGCAAAGAAAGCACTGGGGATCGCATGAGCGTCGAGCAAATCCACGAGCAGAAAGAGACGTGCCAGATCGACGTGTTCCTTCCCGGGCATGAGCCGCGCACGACGACTGCGCTTTTCACGCACAGCAAGAAGTTGCTCGTCGCGCGCGAAGGAGGTCGGTGCGCAGTGTGCGGCCGCACGGCAGAGGACAGCGGGCATCCGCTGGAATCGCATCACCATCCGATCGAGCGCTCGCTAGCCAACATGATCGACTGGCCGCGCTTCCAGAAGGACTGCGAGGCGGGTCTATGGGGCGTTCATGCGCAAGCGTTCGATTGGTCGAGGTTCTCGCCCGATGACCCTTACTCGTTCGTCGACGATCAAACCGTGAACGGCCTTCTGCTGTGCGCAGACCATCACCGCGGCAAGAACGAAGGAATTCACTGGATGCCGTTCCCGTACTTCGTCGCGCAGCGCTACGGCAAGGAAGGCTATCAGTTCACGCCGACCGAAGTCATCCACCACGAGCACCTCTGATCATGCTGAAGCGCCTCCTTCAACTCGTCACCGGCGACGACAACGCGACGCTCGAGCCGGCGTACGCATGGTCCGCTGTCGCCGTGGTCGTCGGTCTCGCGCTTGAGGTCTACAGCGTAGCGACAGGCAAGCCGTTTGATATGCAGGCGTATGGCGTCGGCGCCGCATCGCTCCTCGCAGGCCTCGGCGTCTCCGCCAAGCTTGGCAAGTAACTATCCACCACTGAAAGGAAACCTCATGAAACGCTTCTTCATGCTGCTCGCGGCAGGTCTCGTCGCGCTCGTCGCCGGCTGTGCATCGACCGGCACTCAGTCGCCCGCGCAGATTGCGGCCGCGGTTCAAGTGCAGGTTGCGAAAGCGTGCGCGGTCGTTCAGCCGACGCTCTTGTCGGTGCAGGCGATGACGGTCCAGAGCGCGCCGGAACAGGCGGTGCTCGCGCAGCTCGTCAAGGACAACGCGGCCGTCTGCTCGGGTGGAGCGACGATCGACGCGACCACTGTCGCAAGCCTGATCAATACCAGCATCCCTGCCGCGATCCAGGTCGTGACGCTCCTGCCGATCGATCCCGCAGCGAAAACCGGTGTGCAAATTGGGCTCATTGCCTTTCAGACGGCTCTCTCCGCTGCGATCGCACAGTACAGCGCGCCCGCCGCGGCGCCCGCGCCAGCAAGCGGAGCCGTCTCTGCATGAGCCGGTTCCTGACGCGCCTGACGATGCAGGCGGCCGACGACCATGACGACGGGCACTGGACGCTTACAGCGCCGCTCGTCTACCAGTCCGACGTCGCAGACCAGACCTTCGTCGTGCCGAAGGGATTCGCGACTGACCTTGCGTCAGTCCCGCGCCTGCCGATCGTCTTTCTGCTGACTGGCGACAGCAGCGCCGAGGCGGCCGTCGTGCACGACATGCTCTACACCGACAAGCCAGTGCCGCGCCGTGTCGCCGATGCTGTGCTTCGCGAGGCGTCTGCCGTGACTGGCGTCCCCGCATGGCGCCGCTGGCTCATGTGGGCCGGCGTTCGTGCCTTCGGCTGGTCGCACTGGAAGTAACTGCTATCTCTACTGGGGATCAAATGACAATCGCACTTTCCACGGCAGTGCGCAACGCGCGCGCGACTGCCATCGTTACGCAGGCCGGCGCGAGCGCAGTGCTCACGCTTTACAGCGGCGCGCGCCCGGCGAGCGGCGGTACCGCAACGACGGCGCTCTCGGCGCACACCTGCGCGGCGACCCTCGGGACCGTATCAAACGGCGTGCTCACGTTCGGCGCGATCGGCAACGCCACCGCGTCGGCAACCGGCACCGCGACCTGGGCGCGACTGACCACCTCGGGCGGCACGTTCGTCGCCGACTTCGACGTGAGCACGACCGGCGGCGCCGGTGAAGTGCAGATGCCGACCACGTCAATTGTCGCCAACGCGACTGTGACTGTGAGTTCGGGATCGCTCACCGAAGGCAACGCATAACGGGAGTCGCACATGGCGGCGACCGTTGTCGTTATAACAAGCGGCTCGAACTGGACGGTCCCGGCAGACTGTTCCGGCACGCTCGACCTCGTTGAGGTTTGGGGCGCGGGCGCGAGCGGCAACGCGGACGCACCGAACGGCTCACCCGGCGGCGGCACCGGCGGTTATTCGAGCAGCGCGAATCTCACTGGCTACACGCCCGGCGCATCGATTCCGATCGGTCTGGGCGTGGGCGGGGCATCGTCGCAGACGGGTTCGGGATTCGGCTTCAATGGCACTGGATCGTGGTTCAACGGCTCGTCTGTTGCAACAGGCGTCGTCTCCGCGAATGGCGGCTCTGCTCCCGTAAGCGGGTCGTCGACGGGCGGCCTCGGCGCAACCACGACCGGCGCCAATGGCACGACCAAGCGCGCGGGCGCTGCGGGCGGCAACGGACGCAACGTCGCGAACGGCGGCGGCGGTGGTGGCGGCGGTGCGCCGGGCCCTGATGGCGTCGGTGCTGTCGGGGTTGCCCCCACGACGAGCGCTGGCGGCGCTGGCGGTGCGGGAGATGCGGGCTTAGGCGGAGCGAAAGGCACGGCCGGCGCGAGCACCGGAACCGGCAACGGCGGCGCAGGCGCGGCGAACGCAAACGGCGGCGGCGGCGGCGGCGGCGGCGGTGGTGGCAGCACTGGCGCAGGCGCGGGTGGCAACAATGGCGGCGACGGCGGCTTCCCTGGCGGCGGTTCGGGCGGCGGCGGATGGGGCGGCAGCTATAGCGGAACTGCCGCAGGCGGCCAAATCCGCATCACCTACACGCCGGTCGGCGCTGTCACGGCCACGATCAGCGGTACGCTGGCGAACGTCACCGGCGCGTTCAGCGCATCCGAGTCACTCTCGGCCTCCGTCGCTGGCACGCTCGCAGGCGTAACCGGCAGCTTTGCGGCATCGGAAAGACTCTCGGCATCGCTCACCGGCCAACTAGCGGGCGTGAGCGGCACGCTCTCGGCATCCGAGGCGATCGGCTCCTCGCTCACTGGCTCGCTTGCCGGCGTGACCGGCTGGGTGTCAGCGAATGAGACGATCAGCTCGTCGATTGCCGGCACCCTAGGGGGCGTGGCAGGCGCGTTCCAAGCGACCGAGGCCATACACGCAACGGTCGTTGGCACGCTGTCGGGCGCTAGCGGCGCATTCGCTGCGAGCGAGCTCATCGCCGCGTCACTTGCAGGCCAGCTTGCGGGCGTCACCGGTAGATTCTCGGCGACTTCCATCAGCGGCGCCGGCGCGGTGCTCGCTGGCCGGCTCGACGACTTGACCGGCTCGTTCTGCGCGTCCGAGAGCATTTCCGGCGTCACGATCTCGGGTGCTCTCGCGGGCGTGTCGGGCGCTTTCTCGGTAAGTGAAAGCACGACCGCATCACTTGCCGGAACGCTGGACGGCGTCACCGCGAGAATCGTCGCAGTGTCGGTCGGATCAGTGTCGGTCTCAGCGCCAGCGATCCGCATCGCTGTGCAAGCTGAAGGCCGAAGCGTGATTGTCTCTCCCGAGACGCGATCGACGTTTCACCGCTCTGAGACCCGCGTCAGTTACGCGACATCGGAGACCCGTCGCTTCTTCATCACTTCGGAGACACGCCTGAGGGTCGTCTCACGATCGCAGTGACCCAAGGAGGTCAGATGCAGAGCTTTACGAAAGACCCCGTGGCCGTTCTCGATTTCGAGTGGGACTGGTCGGCATGGCTAGCTTCCGGCGAAACGATCTCTGAAGCGTCGGTGATCGCAACAAGCGGCCTCACCGTCAACTCTTCGACGGTTTCGGGTTCGCGCGTGTCGGCATGGGTTTCTGGCGGGACAGCCGGCCAATCCTATGCAGTGAAGTGTCAGGTCACAACGTCAGCCGGAAGGACGGACGCCCGATCGATAACGATCACGGTCTCCGACAGATAGTCGCGCGACGCAAAAACAATTTCATTTTCAGCCGCCTTAGGGCGGCTTTTTCTTTTGGTGAGCCATGACTGCAGCAAGCACTCGGCTGAACGGATTCTCTCCGGCAGTGGCCCTGTCGGATACCGACCTGATCTACGTCGACCAGAACGGCGAGGCGAAGGCGACGCTCGCTCAATTCAGAACGGCTCTCTCGGGCAACCGGTCCGTCGAAACGTTCGTTGCTGGTACGAACTTCACCGCTGGCACGACAACCTCCCTGACGCTCGCCGGAAGCTACGGCTCGATCAGCAATGTCGACGTCTACTTCGACGGCGTGCCGCAGCTCGACTGCTCGCTTTCCGGAAACACGCTCAGCTTCAATCCTGTCATTGCGGCCGGAACGCAGCAGGTAGTGGTGAAGGGCGGTGCCGCGCGTTCCATTGGCGTGCCAGCGGACGCCTCAGTGAGCGACGCGAAGATAGCAACGGGATCGAAGCTGTTTCGGCGTGTTTTCAACGTCATCGACATCACCGACTATCCGGGCGCAGATGCCACAGGGGCGACCTATTCAGATGCAGCTCTGGTTGCCGCGCTTGCGAAGGCGTCGACGATGGGAAGCGCAAAGATCTCCATTCCCGCCGGGAAATTCAAGTTCTCGGCACTGGCGACCTACACCTTCCCGAATCTGGTTGCCGGCCTGATGATCGAAGGGGCCGGGGTAGGGATCACGGAACTATCGTGGGCCTGTGCCGACGGACTAAAGATCAACTATCTAGGTGCCTTCAACTCCTTCCAGTTGCGCGGAGTCACTTATTCCACGTCTACGACCGGCGGCGGAAATGGCATCTTCCTGAACCAGACGGGAACCGGCATAACCGACCCGGGGAACTCCGCGCTGAATATCTTTGACGGCGTTGTTTTCCAGGGGGCAGACGGTCAAGCGAAATCCCAGTATTGGGGCGAAGCGGTACACGTGTACGGCGTTTCAAACATCAACTTCTTCAATATGCAGGTGACGGGCCCGCTTGAGTTCTATTCCGTGCATGGAATCGGAGTCAATGTGTTCGGGACGGCTTCATTGATCCCTGTTGTCTATAACTTCGTCGGGTGCACGTTCAACCTCCTGAACGTCGGTTTCGTATATGGACTAGCGGTACAGGGCGTCACTTTCACCGGCTGCAACTTCACTGGTGATTCGATAGGAATTGGATGCAACCCTGGCGTTCCGGACGGTTCGCTGGTTCAGTTAAGCGTTGTGAACTGTCAGTTCAATTGCATCACAGCGATCAACAGTCCATCTCAGATTCAAGACGTGCAAGTGTCGAACTGCGAGTTCCTGATACCGAACCTTGGCGAAGGTGTGGTGTTTGGCAAGAGCTACAACTTCTCGTTCGTCGGCAATCACTTCTCGCCGGCAGTGTTCGGCGCGACATGCACAGCGATCTCGGTTGACGTCAGCCAATCCGGTTCATGCGGGATCATCACTGGGAACATGTTCTGGAAGCTGACCAATGGAGTCATCTTGCAGTCCGGTTCTGACAGCGTGAACGTTCAATCGAATGCGTACAAGGGCAACACAAACAACGTCGTGAATCTTGGCACCAACAACACCGTGGGTGGTGGCTCCCAATGAAAAAAATCTTCTTCGCTCTGTTGTCATTGCTTTCTGTCTCGGCAATGGCGGCGACAACCGTTCCGTCGAGCCTGATCAACTGGGTGGCGCCGCTTCCTGTTCTGAATGGCGGCACTGGCGCCACAACGGCTAGCGGGGCGCGCACGGCGCTGGGAGTGCCGTCGACGGGCGCCAACACGTTCACAGGGATTCAAACGACGTCGTTCGCAAACGCCGTCGTAAAGGTGAATGATTCGTCAGGCGCGAGCGGTGCTTCGTACGAGTTGGACAGCAACAGTTCGGCGGTTTGGGAGATCAAAAAATCTTCCGCGAACGTGTTTAATATTGGCCGCTACGTGTCGGGGGTCTATACCGACAATCCGTTCAGCATCGCCAACGCTACCGGCGTCGTCACATATACGGCCATCCCGGTTCAGCCGACGCCGTCGACCGCCGACAACAGCACGAACAGCGCGACGACGGCGTACGTGAAGGCGAACCTTGCGAGCTACGCGACGCTCGCATCACCGACGTTCACCGGAACGGTCACTGCGGCGAACCTCACCGCGACCGGAACGCTAACCGGCTTCAAGGGGCGCCTGCTGAATGTCCAAGTGTTCACTACGGGTGGCACATACACGCCGACGACGGGCACGGCTGCGGTCTATGTCAAGGTGCAAGCGGGCGGAGGAGCTGGTGGCGGTACGCAGGTCACGAACTCGAGCCAGGCGGCAGCCGGCAGCGGCGGCACGGCGGGCGCATACGCTGAGGGCTATTTCACGAGCGCATTCTCAGGCGTCACAATGACCGTCGGCCCGGGCGGCACTGGCAGTTCGGCTGCCAATGGCGGTGCGGGCGGCACCACCAGCTTTGGTGCGCTGTTGTCATGCCCGGGTGGCGCTGGCGGCCTTGTTGGGTCGGCGTCGACTTCGGCGTTCGTTACGGGGGCGTCTGGCAACACAGCCGCATGCACCGGTACATCCTTATTGGCGCGAGTCGGGCAGCAAGGAAGTCAATCGATCGTGCTGGCTGGGCCGGCGTCACGCGCTGGCGATGG